AAGAACGCTGACCTGTACTCCCGCATCCACGTCATCGACCCGGCGTTCCTTGGTGCTGATGAACTGCACGGCATCTACAATGAACTTGCCACCAAGCACGGGTGTGAGGTCATATTCATCGACTACATCCAGCGCATCAGGAGCAGGGAGAAGACCGTCAAGAGCAAGATGGACGAGGTGTCCAGCGCCAGCGAAACCATCACCGCTGTGACCAAGGCCACGGGAGTGGCTACCATAGCCCTGTCGGTGCTGGCCCGTGACCAAGGGACAACGCGCAAGGGTCTTGACCACCTAAAGCATTCGGGGCAGATAGGGCATGACGCACATACTGTGGTCATCATCACCCCGCAGCAGACCGATGACATCTACGCACCGGAGAAGACCATCATCTGCGAAGCTGTGAAGAACCGCAAGGGTAGGTTCTTCTGCGAACCGCTCACTCTGCATGGGCCTACCCAGCGCATCTCCCATGCTGGTTTCAATGCCGTGAAGAGTAAAAGTGCAGATGACCCCTTTTAGTATGTAAAAGTTTGTATCTTGCCGCCATGTTCAGAGGTGACCCCAACGACGAGGCAAGCATGAGCCAGCTTCTGTTCATTCAGAAGTTGCTCGACCGCAGACTGATTCGGAAGAAGACCGCATCGAAGATCATTGAGATGCTCTTGGATGAGCGGGAGCCGGACAACGAATTGAGTAACCTTAAAAACATCCAACGGCCAAGATGAACGACCACAAGTGTTTCATGTGCGGGAACCCCGCAACCAAACGAATGTCACCGGACATGGATATGTTTGGCATCCCCCTGTGCATCGACGCAGATTGTCAGCAGTTGCTGACGTTTGCCCTGTTGAGCGATGAGGGAGAAAAGAAGATTGAAGCCACGATAACACGCTTGAGAAAGGCACGCCACAAAAAAACCAACAACCCATGGAAGCACTAATCAAAATCATCCTCATCTGCGTTGCAGTAATGACCTGCCTCGTCTTCTTTCTGCAATGCCTGAACATGGCTATCGTCCTCTACAAGGGTAGGGGAGACGCAAGGATTTCCATCCCCAACGCCATCATTGCCGTAGTAACCCTTTACGTCCTGACCCTGCTATGAATACCTACACCATTGAACTAACCGAGAAGCAGCTACGTCTGCTCAATCAAGCGGTCGAGTTCACCTCACGGTGGATTATCGGTGACTGCGGGACGATAAGCTGGCCAAAAGCCTCCCTGCGTTACGAAGAGAAGATCACCAAAGATGGCTTTGATGATTGGCTCAAGCGCCGAGACCAGCTTGATGCCTTGATGGATGTGGTCAAGATGATTGGGTGGGGCATCAAGCACGGCTCAAACAAGGGCGTTGGGTATCACGCGGATGCCGACTCTCTGTTTGAGATGCATCAGGTCATTCGCCATGCCCTGTGGAAGGAGTCCGATGACGAGCATAAGGAAATCACCAAGTACACGGTCTCTGCCAACCCTCCTGTGAACTTCTACACCAACGAGCCTCTGATCAAAGTGGCACCAAAGGCTGAAGAGCCTCTGTTCTGACCGAGAATGGGTACAATTGACCGAAAACGAGTACAATCCCATGAGCCTGACCAACCCTAACGCACGTTTCGTCCTCGACCACAAGCAGCGTAAGGCAGACTGCCCATCCTGTGGCCACAAGAGGACGTTCAGACTCTACATCGACCGCCACACGGGGGTGCATCTGCCTGAACACGTTGGAGTGTGTGACCGGGAGAACAACTGCGCTTACAGCTACACAGCAGCCCAATGGCTCAAGGATGGAGGGTCGGTAGAAAACACCGAGCGTGTTCACATCCCCCCACCTGCGCCACGCAGGACAGACTGGCGATGCCCCGAAGAGTTTGTTGCTCATACGCATCAAGGGATACGAAACAACTTCCTATTGTGGCTTACAAGAACCATTGGCCCCACTAACGTAGAGCGTGAGTACAGGGTGGGTACGTTCCCCAAGGGCAAGAACTACCCGCAGTACGAAGGGGCGATGGTCTTTTGGCAGATAGGGAGCGATGGCAAGGAGAGGAGCGGCAAGGTCATCCAATACGACCTAAAGACTGGCAAGAGGGTGAAGGAACTCAAAGCCATGTGGATGCACACGGTGCTGACCAAGCAGAGCATGGATGAACTGGGCTGCGCCCAAGTGTACTTCGGTACTCATCTGCTCAAGGAAAGGCCATACGACCCCGTGGCCCTCGTGGAGAGCGAGAAGACCGCCATGATATGCTCTTGGTTCTACCCGCAGTATGTGTGGCTTGCCACAGGAGGGGCCAACATGATCAATGCAGAAAAGAGCCAAGTGCTTGCCGGGAGGGATGTTACCCTGTTCCCCGACAGCGGGATGTATCAAGCGTGGCTCAAGGCATCGGAGCCAATAGACATACTGGCGAAGAGTTGCCACGTCAGCGACATCATAGAGTGCATAGGTGCATACGAGGGGGATGACATTGCCGACCTCCTTGTCCCCATCAACATCATCGCTCACTTGGGTGTGGACATATTCCCACGAGTTCAACAGACCACCAATGCTGTGGTGGAACACAAGATGACCAACCTTGACAGGTTCATGGCACTCCCCGCCGTTAAGGCCAGCATTGACATATTTGACCTTGACATGGACAACGTGATCATAGGCCCGGCAACATGAAGTACATAACCAACTACCGAGGGTATAACATATGGCAGGGCGATGACGGCCATATGGAAGCGTGGCAGTCCAGCGGCATCAACCTTGATGGCGGGTGCTACGCAAGCAATGTAATGCGTAGGGTTCTTGCATCATCTGACATCCAAGGGGCGAAAAGAGAAATAGACTCTTTGAAAAAGAAACTTGAGCAAGCACAATACAACCCATACGATGACAAGAACCAAACGAAAATCGAATGACTGCTCCTACTGCTACGGACATGGGTTGTATGCAGGGTATTGGGATGTTGGCCTGCGAAGACCTATGGAGAACGGGGCATTCAATGCACCCCTGCACAAGGAGCAGATGTGCTACCAGTGTGATAGGTGTGGGACACCCGAACAATTTCCCACCGCCCCTTTGCATAGTTCAAAGTAATTTTTACATTTGCTGACTATGAAAGCAAACGAATACCTCATCCTCTCTGACTGCGTGGAGAGGGGTGTGAACGCAGGGTGGCGCAGGGCGTTCAAGCATTGGGATGTCCCTGATAGTGTGAGGAAGTGGCTGGAAGAACACGAAGACCACATCAAGGACAGCATTGACATAGCTGTCAAAAATGAGATATGCGAGTATTTTAAGTTTGAAGAACCAAAAGCAGAATGAGATACATCAGCGTCTGTGCAGGCATTGAAGCGGCCACGCAGGGCTGGCATCACCTTGGGTGGGAGCCTGTGGCCTTCAGCGAGATAGAACCGTTCCCCAGCGCGGTTCTTCAACATCACTACCCTAACGTCCCGAACTGGGGGGACATGACCCAATTCAAAACTTGGCCCGATGCAACTATCGATGTTCTCGTTGGAGGAACTCCCTGCCAGTCCTTCTCTATCGCCGGACTCCGAAAAGGTCTTGAAGACCCAAGAGGCAACCTCATGCTCACGTTTCTTGGAATCGCTGACCGTTACAAACCTAAATGGGTTGTCTGGGAAAACGTCCCCGGTGTCCTGTCAAGTAACGGAGGACGGGATTTTGGTACCTTCCTCGCAGCGTTGGGGGAGCTGGGGTACGGGTGGGCCTATCGGGTATTGGACGCTCAGTGGTTCGGAGTGGCCCAAAGACGCAGACGTGTGTTCGTTGTCGGATGTCTTGGAGACCAGCGCAGTGCCGCAGAGGTTCTTTTTGAGTCCGAAAGCGTGTCAAGGCATCCTGCGCCGAGCAGAGAGAAGGGGAAAGGCGTTACCCCCGATGCTGGAGCAGGCGTTGAGGCAAGCGGCCTCCAGCGCACCGTTGGAACCCTCTGCGCCGACACCCACCCCGGAGCCTGCAGCGGACAGGACGCCTACACCGGCAGATTAATCCCTGCGCCGATTACTCAAGCCGACGTCGCCGGCCCTTTAGACGCCCATTACTACAAAGGTTCAGGCAGCAGACAGGGAGGCGAGCGCGAATACGTTGCTCACCCTGTTTCGCATTGGGACGGTGGCAATTGCATCCCAATCCTGATGCGTCAGCGTGAAGGGAAGGAAGGTGGTGGCAAGGGTCCGCTGATCAGCGAAGAGAAGAGCCTGACGCTGGCAACGAGCAACGACCAAGTGCTGGCACAGCCTGTGGCATTCCGCAAGAGCAGACGCGCACAGTCTGTTGATGACCACGAAACATGGGTCGAGGATGGCATCACCAACACGCTGAATTGCCACGATGTAGGTGACATCCGAGCCGTCGATGTGGTCGCGCAGCCGGTGGCGTTTCAATTAAACGGGGACAGGGACAATCCCGGCATCAGCATTGGCGATGACGTTGCCTTCACCATTCCGGCCAATCCCATGAGCGATAGAGGACAAGCGGTGCAGACCGCCATGCAAGTCCGCCGCCTCACGCCCGTCGAGTGCGAACGACTTCAAGGCTTCCCCGACAACTTTACGCGCATCCCGTGGAAGCGCAAGCCAGCAGAGGAATGCCCCGATGGTCCGCGATACAAGGCACTTGGCAACAGCATGGCAGTACCTTGCATGAAGTGGATTGGAGAACGAATCGACAAATTAGTCTAATGGTGTTGATGGCTGGACTACTATCCTTGGACAAGATAGAGTGGGGCAGTTGCCGTAGCTGCGGCATACGTCCAAGCCCTTGTCCGTTCAATGATGCACAAAACCCCGGTTAGGCACCAGCTTGGTAGGAGTAGCAGCCCCAAGTGCGGAAGAGGGTACGGCCATCAACACCAAAACATAAAACAAACAAGCACATGATAACAATTGAAATCCCTCGACTGGCCCCCGGCCTTAATGGCTCCAAGGGTCTCATCAGAATGCACTTCTCCGAGTACAAGAAGGAGAAGGAGAAGTGGATATGGTGGATGAAGAAAGCTGGCGTTGGGCTGAAGGCTCCCATCCCCTGCATGATGGAGTTCAACCGCTACTACTGCAAGCAGCCGATGGACTTGGACAACGTCTACGCCGCCTGTAAGCTACCACTCGATGCCATGCGTGAAGCTGGGATTATTCCCGATGACAACCCCAACTGCGTCACATCCCTCGTGGTCTTCCAGCACAAGGTCAAGACCATCAAGGACGAGAAGACCGTCATCGTCATACGAGATGTGGATAGCCTAGGTGCGTGGTGAAGCTGATTTAATCCGAAGCATATAACATCGGATATACGCAAATATCCAAAAACAAATGACGGCGGACAGATGCGGCCAACCTATGAACACAGTAGAAATAACAAAAGAGCAGATTGAAAGAGCAAGAACCCTTTACTCTTTTGAAGAATTAAAAGGCTCTATAACAAAAGGGGAGGGCAATATCTATGGAGCCTTGGGAGAAATTATTATCTATGACATAGCTCAAAAAAAAGGACTGCGCGTAGATTTTAATTCAACTTATGATTATGATTTATTGATAGATGGCTATAAAATAGATGTAAAAACAAAAAGAACAACAGTAGTTCCAAGGCTCCACTACTTATGCAGCATAGCTTCATTCAATACAAAACAAAAATGCGACTATTATTTTTTTTTAAGGGTTAATGAAAATCTAAAAGAGTGCTACCTTCTTGGATACAAGCAAAAGGAAAGTTTTTTTAAGGAAGCCGTGTTTAACAAAAAGGGCAGCATTGATGTAAATGGGTGGACATTCAAAGACGATTGCTACAATTTAGAAGTACAAATGCTGAACAAGTTCAAGAGAATATGCTGAAGCGCAAGACACCACTAAAGAGCAGCAAGTTCAAAAAACGCACAAGTAAATGAACTACAAGCAATTCAAGAAGCACATAGAAGTCTTAAAGAACTTCTACACCGAGCAAAACGAAGCAGCAAATGCCATTGGCAAGGCTCTCAAGATGAACGGATATCTGATGGACTTTGGCTCCGAACTGGCAGCAGC